CACACAGAGAACGTCCACCTCGATAACGGGAAGGTCATTGGGAGGTACTTCTTAAAATGATAACTCAGGGATCGCCGGAATGGTTCGCGCAGCGGCTCGGTCATGTTACCGCAAGTAAAATGAGTGATGTACTCGCAAAAGGGAAATCAGGAGAAGCCGTCACCCGCGCCAAATACCGTATGCAGATTATTGCCGAACGTATCACTGGTCGAGTAGCCGATAGTTTTAGTTCTGCGGCGATGGAGTGGGGTACAGAACAGGAGCCTTTCGCTAGGATGCGATATGCAGCCGATACAGGGCGTATTGTGGACGAGGCGGAGTTCTATACTCACCCCACGATAAAATGGCTTGGGGCTTCACCTGATGGGCTTCTGAACGATACAGGAGGGCTATTAGAAATCAAGTGTCCTAATACACAGACGCACCTGGGCTATTTGCTCGACAAGAAAGCCCCGGCTGCTTACATCAATCAGATGCAGACCCAGATGTGGGTAACGGGTCGGGCTTGGTGCGACTTTGTAAGTTATGACCCACGAGTGCCGGAGCATCTACAACTATTTATAGTTCGGCTGGATCGGGATGATGCTTTAATAAAGAAGATGGAAACCGAAGTGCATAAATTTTTAAGCGAAGTAGAAGATTCGTTAAATCAATTATTTTCAATAGACGTAGATGATGAGTTAATTCAACTGGAGAATAAAAATGTCTGATCTGAATCAGTGGAGTGGTATCGGGAGATTAGGGCGGGATGTAGAGTTGCGCGTCACCCCGGCTGGCGATTCTGTAGCTAGTTTCAGTATTGCTTGTGATTGGAAAACCAAAAAAAGTGAAGGGGTTGAGTGGGTAAATATTTCAGCGTTTGGCAAGCTGGCAGAACTTTGCGGTCAGTACATCGGCAAAGGCTCTCAGGTCTTTGTACAAGGTCGGCTGCAAACGGACAAGTATGAGGACAAGTCTGGTGTAACGAAATACTCTACCAAGATCGCGGCTGATACCATCCAGTTTTTGGGTAAGGCAAAAGAGACGGGTAACGTAGTTCCTATGAAAGATGAGAAATCAGACCCTTACAAATCCGCTTTCGATGATATGCCGGACGACTTGCCATTCTGATATATAATGAAAGAGTCGTAATCTGGTAGTTGCGACACCTCCATCAAAGCAGCAAAGGGAAAGGGGGCTACGAGAAATCGTAGCCCTTTTTTTCGTTCAGATTATCCGTGTCCGTGCGGAGACTGTACGCTCTCCGGCGGAGACTGTCTTTTACCCGCTTGCACCGAAATATATCGAAACGGGCAAAGCGGGAAGCGGGAAAGCATTTGTAATATATTGATTCTATTAAAGAAATAAATGTATTATAAATATGTGTACTTTATAATACTTCTGTTATAGTATTCTCTACATCGGGATTCATTTTGAAGCCCGAAACGACCGGAGATACAGACATGAACATCAACCAAACGACAAAAGATGCACTCCTCAGAATCCTCAACACCGAGATGACAGAATATAAAAATGAACTCGAATCTTCATACCTTTCATCTACCCCATTCGTAGTAATGATTGATGGAATGTTTGTAAGCCCAGACATTGATAAGAACGGGACTGTAGGGACTTGCAGATTAGATTACAACCCTTTGAGGGCTACAAGATACAGCCGTGAAGATGCAACAAAACTAGCTGCTATCACCCACAACGGTAATGGCGATGCTAAAGCAATCGCGACAAGATCAGCGGTCGCAATCAGACAATTAGCCTGTCAAAATATTATTGGAAGAATAAGCTAAACAACCCTCCCCCTTCGGGGGGTTAACTGGAGATACAAAATGACTACATTAAAACAGCTTCGCGATGCAGCTAATTTAGAAGGCATTAACAAAATAAGCGAAATAGCGATGTCAGCAGAGGATAACGCTAGTGATACTCTAATAGAGAAAGGATGTGTAAAGGGAAACAACAGTTGGGGTGGCCCGTTCGATTACCACCCAGAATTTGTTGGATATTGGATTGGCTCAATAAGAAGTATTTTAAGTTCAGATACACATTCAGACGATGTAGTCGAATACTTTGCTTCAATCGGAGTGTCAGCATGAGCAAATATGACGAGTTCTTCCCTCGCCCACCACGCCCACCATTCGAGCCTACCCCGTGGGTTATAATCGCACTGATAGTAATGGCGGTTGCTTTTACCTCATACATCTCTCAATCTTGCTAGGATCATAAAATGAACATCGAAGAAATAAGACGGGATCATCTTTACGCTGCGAATTCTGCACTTGAGGCATTTCATGCACATTGTGACGCTGAAAATGCGGCAATTTCTGCCAAGCAGTATTATTCTGATTGTATGAGCGTTCTTCAGTGTTTGACTACCGAATATAACAAAGCAAAGCAACTTGCTTTAATAGAAGGTGGTTTGTAATGGACATTAAAAAAGAAGTGGATAAAGCTAATTCAATGTACCAAATAGCGGTGGCTCGTGCCATCCTTTCGTTTGCAAACTTGAGTGAAGAAATGAAACAACAGGTATTAGACAGTTATCAATATATGATAGATGATTACGAAGTTCGGCTAGATCGACAAGTAGAAGCAGAAGAAAAGCGCAACTTAGACGAATATCTGGACGATCCACGCCACGGACAGGCAGAACCATTAAACAGAGGTGACTTCTAATGAACTCTAACTACGATACTAGCCCCAGAACAAGCAGAGAAGGCGCGGAACGCAGCAAAAATTACGATGGGTATCTACCCTATCTAAACGCTCCTCGCGGCATAGGGCGGGGCTATATCTCAAGTAGTTGGGATGAAGATGATAGGCGGCTCGTGCTATGGATCAAAGTGGCTTTCGTAGCATCCGTTGGCGGTCTAATATGTGTCATAGCTGCTGTAGTTATATGAGATATAATACTCGCGTGGCTACTACATCATAGGAGACAGGAATGGCTAACGCAGCAGTAAAAATACGAGCAATACTACGAGATCATGTTGGCGAGATAACGCTGGCCCAGATCGCAGAAAAGACTGCCTTAAAGTCTAATGAAATCTCTATGGTCATGTGCTACCTGTTAAAGCAGCGGTACGTCACCCGAGTTAGGATCAAGTCGGATGAGATCAAAGGACGGAAAGAGGTCTGGTCATATACCTATCACCGCGTCAGAATGTCAGTGCCAGCAGTAAAAGCCGGGGCTATCGAGGGATTCGTCAATGCAGGTTGAACAGATCGGCATTGAGACATTAATTCCTTATGCAAACAACGCCCGGACTCACAGTGAAGCGCAGGTCGCTCAGATCGCGGCAAGTATTAGGGAGTTCGGCTTTAACAATCCCGTTCTAATAGATGAGCAGTCGAGCATCATAGCAGGCCACGGGAGGGTCTTGGCTGCACGCAAACTTGAATTAGATACTGTGCCGTGCATCCGTCTAAATCATCTGTCATCGACGCAAAGAAGGGCTTACATCATCGCAGATAATAAGATCGCTATGAACGCCGGATGGGACGAGGAACTTCTAGCCTTAGAGTTAACCGAACTGACAGAATTCGGGGTCAATATGGATTTGACTGGATTTACGGTCAATGAAATAGTTGGGCTTGCGCCGGGGGAAAATTACCCAGACTCCAGCGCCGTAGAGATTGACCCAGACGATTACAAGCTGTGCGATACCTGTCCCAAGTGCGGATTTGAATTCAATGCAAAAACCTGACTGCGCGTGGAACTTGTTTGACCTCGACAGCGTGCCGAAAAACGGCATAAAGGTAATGAGTACCTTCGCTTGCGGCGGCGGCTCAAGTATGGGCTACAAGCGCGCAGGGTGCGAGGTGGTGGCAGCTAATGACATTGACCCCGAAATGGCGTGGCACTACAAACTGAACATCAAACCTAAGCATTATTATCTTTGCCCCATCCGTGACCTATTGACCGCAGACCTCCCGCCTGAGTTATTCGAGCTAGACATTCTCGACGGGTCACCACCGTGCAGCACGTTCAGTATGGCCGGGAGTCGTGAAAAGTCATGGGGCAAAGATAAGCACTTTCGGGAAGGGCAATCCAAGCAGGTATTGAGTGATCTGTTTTTCGATTATCTGGATTTGGTTGGCAGACTGCAACCAAAGGTTGCTATTGCGGAAAACGTAAAGGGGATGATTCTAGGCAACGCCAAAGGCTACACCAAGATGGTTATGGGGCGGTTCAAGGAGTTGGGTTACAGGCCGCAGTTATTCCTGTTGAATGGTGCCGATTGCGGCGTACCTCAAAAGCGTGAGAGGGTGTTCTTCTGTGCAGTGAGGGACGATATTGAAGTGCCTCCGTTGAAGTTGGCACCGACGCATAGGTGGATTAGTGTTGGGGAGGCGACGAAGGATGTGCAGGAGTTGACTGTTGACGAGAAGGAAGAAACGGCACCCACCACTAATGATTTGAAGTGGTGGTATTTGACGGAATGCGGGAGCGATTATGGCGTGGCGGCAATGAAGAAAACAGGGAAACCCACTGGGTTCTCGACGAAGAAATTAGATGGTAAAACCCCATCCAACACGCTAACAGCAACCGATATGTTTAAGCATTGGCAGCAATGCCGTAAACTAACTTACCGCGAATGGAAGCGCCTCGGTTCATTCCCAGACGATTACCAAGCCAAGACCGACAAGATCGGCAAATACATGATCGGCATGAGCGTACCTCCCAAAATGACAGAGGTCGTAGCTCGTGCTGTGTGTGAGCAGTGGCTTGGTGTGAATCAACTTGGAGTCTACAGGAGCAACATTTGACATGTCCTGAGTGCGAGACTGCAAAGCAGAACCCTAATTCTGGTCTATACCAATTCAATTGCCGCGACTGTCGAGAACGATTAATATCGAAGGAACGCTGCAAAGAGGCCCGAAAGGAATTGATAGCACGATTCCGCACCTATGGCATTAATGAGGTGCAAGATGGGGGCTGCAAGTGTAAGATATTTTGTTATCGACAGAGAATGGTAGATGGACGAAGCTGATATAGGGAATGACCAAGCGCAACAACGGCTTGACATATTGATTAAACAGGCTAGGAAGCCGCTGGCGAAGGGCGAACCCGGAGAGTGTACTCTATGTGGGGAGTACAGTGGACGCCTTATAGAGTCCGTATGTGCGCCGTGTAGGGATCGTTATAAACTGAGGTAGATATGCCAATCAGAAATGATAAAGACGGATGGTATTGGGGCAGTAAAGGCCCATTCCCTACCAAACAGAAAGCCCTACAAGTAGCAGCCGCAGCCCACGCCAGCGGATTTAAGGAGACTAAGATGGACTACACGCCACAACACTTCGTTCTAACAATGCTTCACAGTGTCACCAATGCTCATATCCTTCACCTTCAGTCTCGCTCATACTCTGAACACGTTGCTCTAGGTGCGTACTATGAGGAGATGGGAGAGTTAGTCGATAGCTTTGTAGAGGCGTATCAGGGAAAGTACGGCATCATCTCTAACTATGAACAAGATTACTTCTTGCCTACACCCGCCCTAGAATACCTCATCAGTCTGAATGATTACGTTAAAGACGAACGCCAAGACCTTCCCCAAGACTCAGAACTACAGAACTTAGTTGACGAGATAGCCGGACTAATCGACAGCACTATCTACAAACTGAGGTTCCTAAGATGAACTGGACATTGCGAATGGTAAAGCTAGAGGACGAGTCTGGTATCTACTACGAGGTCAGGGAGATTCATTACGATGACGAAGGTAGCCCGTGGGGGCATACTACAGCAGTAGTCTCAGGACGTAACCGAGCCGATACCATAGAGTATGCCAAGCTAATAGTAGAAGGGGCATCACTGCCAGCTATCGTGTTCACTGATGTATTCGTTAACCACTATGCCGACAGTACCACAGCAACAGACCTGCGCGGAGTTAGGCTGCAATAGCCCACGCACTGTAACAGTCTACTGCCTACAGCACGGGGGCAGGGACACAGTAAGCAGATACACAGCACCAACAGACGAGAGGAGAGAGAGCAATGCTCAATACTCTTCCCGACACTGGCAACAGGTACGACAGACCCAACTAAGCAAGCAGCCTATATGTGCTGGTTGTATATCTCGCAACATAGTAACCCAAGCCCATCACGTCGATCATGTGTTCCCGTGGCAACAGATAGGGAAGCAAGCCTTCTACATCAATCTATTCCAATCACTATGCGCGTCATGCCATAGCAGTAAGACCACGCTAGAGGCTAAGGGTATCTATCGCTACTACCATTCCGGCTCTTATAAAGATTATTTTATTCAAGACTACGAGGGGGTGGCATCGCTTATCATTTAGTGTCTAAGTCATTGAAAACAATTAGAAACTAAAAAAAAGACCGCTCCTCTCAGAG